GTTTTCATACCAATTTAGGTTTTTCATCTCCTCCTCAATACATGCTATCATGTCGAACTCCGGCTTACCCATACCACCCTCATGTTTTGATGCCTGTAAATGACCATTCCTTCGGTAATATTCCCTAAACTTGCGGAAAAATGGTGATGAACCTGATTTAATTTGTAATGCAGCAGTTCTAACAATAAAGTTTTTTATCTTATTGTCCCTCAGCATCTGCTCTTGCTGCGCAATCGGCTTATTTAAGAAGTATTCAATAACCAGCTGCAGCAAATCATCGCTATAACCGGACATTTGACCGGTTGCTATCTTTGTCTTAAATTCACTTCGCAAGTGGTCATAGTTCTTATTCAGCCATACATGTATTTCAGTCATATATTCTCCTCATATATAAATAGTTTAATTCTGCTAAAAACGATAAAAAACCCTTAAAATATACAAAAAAAATAGCAAATTTCCTATCGTTTTCAAAAAAAACCCCATATTTATTATAAAAGAAGTTATGTTACATGTTAAACCAAACTTAGGAGAAATGAATGCAACTATTAAAAACCTGCGGAAAGTGCCGCCAAACCAAAAGCACTACCGAATATTCAAAGTGTCAAAAGAGCCCTGACAAACTGCAATATCAATGTAAGGAGTGCAACAAAATCACATCAGCTACATTCAGAGAGTTAAGACCAGAGTATGCTGGGGAATGGGATAAGGCCCACCCTGGTGCAAAGTTAAAAATTACCATGCGGTGGATTGACAACAATTATAATCGGTGGTACGAAGCAATTAAAAGAGTAAACGCATCGTGGGGTGCCGGAGTATATTGTATCGTAAATAAACTAAACGGTGATGCGTATATAGGTGCTAGTAAAAGCTTACGATTTCGTAGGTATCAGCACTTTTCAAAAAGCGGTGGACATACCAATAAAAACCTACATGCAGCTATAAAGCAGTATGGTAAATCCCAATTCGATTTTTACATATTGGAGCAGATAACAGACCTGAATATACTAAGGGAACGGGAAAAAGCGTGGATAAGGCATTTAGACCCAGCTTACAATATCGTTAAATATGTCTAAACCGGCTTATGCTTATCTACATTCCGCATTATAATTTGGAGTAGTTCGTTTTTGATATATCCAGCTCTTGCAGCGTTTTTAAGAGCAGATATTAGCTGGAACACTACAAAGGGTAAGATGAATGTTTCGCTCAACCAGCCAACAGAAAAACCACGTTCTACGATAAGTATAGTAGCTAGTATGCATACCCAAACGGCAGTATTCTTTAATAAGGATATTGCCTTTTTGGTTTTGAACCCTTCTATTTTAGTGCCGGCTATTATACCCAATACACCATCTAAAAACATGACAGAGATAACAGCAAGGAACTGCTCTGCATTTTGCATAACCAATATTTGTAAATAGGAGCATATAAATGCTATCAAAGCTGTAATTGCGGTTGTTGTTATTTCGGTTTTCATAATGTTAGTAAAATATAAGGGTTCTAAAATGCGGTGTATCGTTACTTCTTAAATAGTATAAATAATCTAATCCATCCTCACTCGTTTTCAATATCATTCTCTGAGATTGTCTTGCGGTTGAGTTACCTGCTGGCAATGTCGTTGCCCCATTCTGCATTATATCCCTATCGGTATCTATATAAACGAATTGAGCGGAAATGTTGGGTTGGATATAAATCCTATTTTTACCATCATAAGTAATATTAGTTCCATCAGTCAAGTTTAATGTTGTAGCGTGATGCCATGGCATAATAAACGGATATTCATACATCATTGTTGCTATATTGTATTTTGACAACCTTAATGTAGATGCTGCCTCAAAGCAATAAATGTATTTACCTAATTGATTAGTAGGTGTTAAATTACTACCACTTTCTCTACCATATATCCATTTCATATCAGCACCTCCCGCGCCTGATGTATTTGAGGTTGTATTTCTTCTACCTGTTGGTAAAATACTATACACAGTTGTTGTATCAGGTGTTGCGGTTGTTCCATTCGAAGTATTTGTGGTACTAAATGTTAGTGTGGTACTAGTATTCGATGTTATAGTAGTTTCTTGTCCCACACCCGTTCCTGCTAAAAATCTTAGTTGCGAACCCACCCAAAAGTTAGTAGGCCATGCTTTGGTAGCATCAACAAGGGTAGAGGTAGTACCGCCTGTCGCAGTTCCAAATCCACGAGATGATGATAACTGAAATGAAACTATAAAGTTGTTGGCGGTTGCCGTAGCGTTCGCTGAAAGTGATGCGGTTATGAACCCAGTTGAAGAAGTTTGAAATGAACGGAAGAATGTTGGAGATGCGAAATTAGTGCTGCCTGTTATGGGTGCTCCAATAGGAACTTGTGATAATGTACCAAATTGTGATGCACTTATAAAAAGAAAAGGTTGTCCACTAATCGTACTGCCTGTTATATAATAACTACTTGTCCCAGTTGTTATACCAGTATCTAATCCATAGCTTGCTCCAAACGCTTGAGGGCTTAATATGTTATATCCCCATACGGCTGTATTACCTGTTAAAGTAGTGGCGGATGCCATAGCAGTTGCCAATGTTAAAGATTGTGAAGTATTTGCTGTTATTCTTGAATAGTTGGTTGTAGGTGCGGTTGGTGAACTACTCCATACTTGCACTATATTACCTACATGCTCATTCGTTACCCAGTTTTTGGAGGTATCAAATAATAAAGTAGTTGTATGTGTGTTTAATACCGCATTGGCTGATGGGGTGCTTCCCATTGCATAAGTAAATGCCGTTGGCTGCGAAGTACCTGTTAAAGTAGCTGAAAGTGGGTAGGATGATGTTGCTATAAATGTCCCATTGTAAATTGCTGCATCCGCACCTGTTGCACCATTGATTGTTATCCTATCACCAGTTTCAAAAGGATGGCCTGTGATTGTGGTTACAGTAGCTACATTACCCGTTCTTGTAATCGCTGATATTGGTATTTGGAAACTAAAAGATGATGAATACCTAACTGATGCAACATTGGCCACACCCTCATCTAATCGCTGGGATGGATATACTGAGTTATTTAAGTTTGAAAATTGACCCATAGTAGCAAAGTTACCACCACTTATATACGATTTATCATCATCTACTATAATTTGGTATTGGTTAGAACCACTTGGTGCCACATCTAAATCAGCTGCAAATTGGAGAGTATTGCTGGTATTTGAGGTTATCAATCTTTCAATACCATTTGTTTTATTTACAAACCTATAATTTCTCCATTGATTAAAGCTCCAGTTTTGTGTAGTATCTACTGCCACCCTAGCTGAACCGCTTGTTAAAGTTCCATCAACAAATGGGGGCACTAATTCAGATGATATGGGTTCGTATTGTAGAGTAGTTAAACCTAAAAATGTCGGCATTACACTTAATTGAGTATGTAGTGGAAACCAGTTAGCATATAATGGGTCATACCTGTAAATTAACATATTGGCATTACCCGAAGCATTTTGTATACTAACCAATGAACCAATCATTATTTCAAATCTTGAACTTTTATCTAAATTAGTGGTCCAAGGGCTGTCTACTGTAATAGTGCTTCGTTGAATAACACATCGAGTTGCAGTTCCTACTAAAATTGAGTTAGCATCATACACATGGTTATATGCCTGATTTGGGTCGGTTACATGCCATTCTGCATTAGCGAAGAATAGAGTATCGTTGTTATTATATAATACCCTTCTAATGAAATATTGCTGCGATGTTCCAAGATATGCTCTTACTTGATAACCTCTCCATTGATTGGGCACCCACTTTTTAGTGCTATCAGTTATTGAAGTTACACCTGTTGAGGTATTTGTGTAAGTTGCAGTCGGAGTTAAATATTCTAAGTTTTCGGGTTGAGTACAAGCGGTAATAGTTCTTTCTTGCCCTCTACCTAATCCTGCTACTACTTTTATTTTCAACCCTACCACAGCACTTTCGTTGATAAATCCACCTGTTGCAGTTGAACTACCACTTGTCCCTGCTATGAAATTACCATAGTGCCCCTGACTTAAATCCCACGAACCATTTACAGTTGATGCTGGAGAGTTAGGTAGCATACTACCCAATGTTGTCCACGAATCACTATAAGTGTCATACAGGTACATCGTTGTAGCTGATGTGTGGAAATTATACCTATTATATATACTTCCAGTTGCTGCTGCGGGGAAGTTATAAACACAGGCTGCTGCTGCGGTAGTATAAGGTGAAAACCTCATCCATTCCCATACGGGCTGGTCTACCATTGTTTTTAATCGTTTTGTTAGTGCCATAATTTAACT